TACGAGGTAAAAGCCATAAAAAGACAAAACCTAAACAGACCATTTACTCTAAAAGGCAACGATACCACAATCATATTTGGCAAAGAGAATTATGACAAGTGGAATGATCTGGCACAAGATAGTTCATTGTTTCACTTGATGGATGGTGCTAAATTTCACAGTGAAGGAATTAACTACTGCCAACCCAAGCAGATAATCAATGTTGAACCTTGGATGCCTACTTTGTTTACTTCAGTTCAAAATCCAGATGCTCAATGGTCAGCAATCGTGAAAGATTGTGACACCACAAAGATGGGCAGAAATGGTGGTTTTGGACTTGGCACATTGTACGGATCAAACAAAGGAAACCTTGTAGGAGCAATCAATTATAAGCACCTTGGCAATGGATTTATAGAGGGCAAAGCATCTATTGGAGATAATGTAGGAGGTATTCTAAAAGTCTACCTAAAGGATGTGATGACCGATGGATCAAATGAGGAGGAGTTTGGAAGTAACAGACTATTAGTGAAAGGCTTTGTAAAAAACAATGTCTTTACCATTACATCCGAACACAAAACAAACTTTCTATTCAATCACTTCTTTAACTCTGACAAAGGCGATAATTACGCTCACATCTTGCATATCGGAAGGTTTACTTTCATGATTGATGATATTGAGTCAATCATTGACGATAAGAGAATCAAGCTTAGACCCAATGCCGATGGCGTGACAAGGATTAGGTTGATTGATGGTAAGATTTACACCCCACAAAGAGAGAGCCATGCAGGAGATTTAATAGGACACATAGCTATGAATGAAAAGTGGAGGGATGAGCATCCAGTCTGGTCTAATAATTTCAATCCTAAAGGCTCTGAAATAGCTTACCATCCATACCTCATTCCTTTATCAACAGCAGGCCTATCAGATAATATGTCGGTGATGTGGATTTCTTCTTGGGATCAGGAGGGGGTTGAACAGGATGCATACCTTATCAGTAAAGGGAATGATTTCTTCCGTACCTATCCGCATACAGAATTTGGTAAAAGCTGGGAGGTATTAAGAGGAATGGTAATGGGTCACAATATGTACAACCACCAACAGATCACCCTTTACGCTGAGAACGTAGTGCAAAAAGGATACTACCGACAAACAAGCCGAACAGGAAAAAGTTTAGGTTATTTCATGACTAATTGCCAAGGCTTCAAGGATGAGTTTAATTATAGCGGAGAAATCAAATCCCAAGTAATGAGTTTAGATGAGTTTAGTAGGATTTAGTAAAGTTGAGTAGTCACCCAAAAAAGAAGCCCCTGTTTTAGGGGCTTTTTCTTTTGAATAAACGCACCAAAAAGCTAATTGGTATCTTTATACTAATCCTGTGCTTGATGTCCTTAGAACGGCTATAAAACGATCCTGAGAACGGCAAAGATGGTAGCTTCACAATACTTTTTTAAACACCAACTGAACGATACTAATAGCTTCAGCAGTTGATACAGTTCCATCAGACAAAGCCTCGGCAACTCTACCAGACAATTCACGATAGAAAATAGCCTTTCCATCTTCAGGTAGCTTAGATGATACATAAGCCAAAACCTTACTAAATGCCTCCGCTTCGTTCTCTGCTGCCTCTGCTTCTGAAATGATTGCCATTGCCATACCGATCTGAAGAGACACCTTTGGAATCAGCTTCTTAGCCTTCATTAGGATTAGATCGTCTTTCTTTGTTGGGGTAAGGCTTACCACCAAGTCCACCGCAGGATTTTCAATAAATGACTTTACAATGTCGGTAACTTTTACAGCTACATTTCCTCGCTCAACAAGGAAGTTAAGGAATGATCCAAATACCTTGGATAGAGTTGATTTGATTTGGTTAATTAGTTTTTTCATAGTTTATCGAAATATAAGTTTGCCTCTGCTTGTCTTCTTCTTGTCAGTCCTGCTAATTCTTTGCCTCCTGCTTTATTCCATCTTAGGAACTGATCAAATATCTTTGGATCGTTAGGGTTTGCGTTCACTAATTTAAGCAAAGTTGATGATCTTAAATTTGCATTGCCAACGTTGTAAGCAAATGAAACCAAGGCAGAAAACTGATTCTCATTTAGCTGGACTCTTAGCATTGATCTTACTTGTGTTGCAAATGAATTAGCCACCCAAAGGAATAATGCATCAGCCCTTTCTTTACTGATTGTTTCGCCTAGCTTGACTTTTCGCCCTGACTCGTAGTAGGTATTACCCCAGCCGATTGTTGGAATATTTGCAGGGCATAGATAAGCTTCTAGCTTTAAGCCTTCAAATTGATGCATTAGGTCTATTCCTTTTTGATTTAGTTTCATAATTACCAAAGGTCTGTATTGTAAATATCTTTATAAACCACAAAACCACAAGAATAGAATAAAAGGTCAATCGAAACACTAAATCCAGATTTACGGGTTTGGATAAAAAATCCAAGTCCGAATGATCTAAAATTTAGATTACCCCAAGGTTTTACTTTCATTTGACAAGTTCTTCAAGATCAAATGGCAACTCATTCAACTCCGTGTTAAGCAGATCAATTATCTGTTCAGCAGTCAATTCTTCCTTGTATGCCTTACGCAATACCCAATTTTTTATAGACCAAATGACATTAGCCATTTCATTAGCCATGACGGCCTTTTTGAAATCCATTGACTCGTCAGGGTCTGTCAGATCGAAGATTAGTTTTGCTTTCATAGTGGAAACTTGATTGAATCTACCAATAATTCAAGAGTATCTTGACTGTTGACTTGTTCTCGCTTTACATCAAACGTTAAAATCCTTCCTCCAGTTGGTTTTATTGGTGCTCCTCGTTCAACGTGCCAACCAAAAGCACCATCACCGTATTCTTCTTTATAAGTGCCCGTAATGCAATGGTGAATCTGTTTTTGCTTGAGTTCAAATATTTTCTTGCCTCTATTGAACTCAAGAACATCCCTCATATCATTTCTACACCAATTCTCGTGAATGTGACCAAGTAAAAAAATGTCCATTCCTTCGTAGGTTTCTAAAGCCCTAGTAAGGTTAATCGCCCCTTTTGTTACAATACCTCCACCTCCTGACCCGTGGAAATACTTAATTCTCTTAATCATTGATCCGCCTCTGACTTCCATCCTTAAAACCAACCAACCTCCATAACCTCCAGTAAATACATTGCTTTTATTGGTGTAATTTAACAGGTCTATAAAGCGTTGTAAAGGGTCTGTTTCTAGGTTCTTAACTATGGATGTCTCGTGGTTTCCATAGCCTATGACAGTCAACAAATCAGCATAAGGTGACCACCATTGAACAGCATCTTCAATAACTGCGTCTATGTAGTTAGCTTTGTTGTGTTCAGGTAGAATATCTTTCTTTGATCTCCTTGGATCATACTTGCCCTGCATCAAGCAGAAAAAGTCACCGTTAACAAAAATTTTGATGTCGTTTTCCTTGCAATAGTCAAGATGTCTCTTGAGTTGCTTTCGGTCGCATTTAGGGTTATCCCAATGCAGGTCGGAAAGTACCGCTAATCTTGCGTTTGTAGGCAGGTTGATTAGGTGTACATTCCTTTGGATTTTTTCTACCATAAATTAGCATTTAATGAACGTTGCATCACAATCTCCAATGCATACACGGAGATAACAAGGCTCATTCATTGTGTAGGGTATAAAATTATCTTGAGGTGTTACTTTAATTTTGTCTCCCTTAAAAAGCTTGGTATTAGAATTTTTGTCATAGATACGACCAGAAATGCATTCAATGTACTTACACTTCTTTTCAAATCTGTGACTGTAAGGAGTAGAGTTTTCAGGATAACGAATCAAATACTGATTATCATCTATCCAATAGATTGCAGGACTTGCCGGATCATGAGGGAAAATTTTAATAAATGCATGATCATCTATCTTGATGTCAAGTTCGCCTTCCCTATAAAGCTTAAAAAGGCTTGTCAATGCCTTTGTTGATTCTATTGCAGTCTCATACAGAATATCCCTCTTTTGAGGAAATAGCCAATCAAATACCCTTTCCATGCTTGATCTGTTCTAAAGTGTCTACCATCTTTTTTTGCATCTCAATCATATCCTTGAGTTGTTCTTGGACTAGAATATTATTCGTGATTACTTTATCTGCCAATGCTTCTTTTTGATCCTTCTCTTTCTGATAGACTTTCCAAAGTGTGTAGATCACAAAAGCCATCCCCACTACGATTGGTGATTGATTGAGAAGAACTGTTAAAAATTGTTGGCTTGTTTCCATTTAATGAGAGATAGAGTAATGCCTGAATAAATAATGATTCCGCTATAAATATAGTAATAATCGAATGAAATGAAATAATGTGCAACATTTAATATATTAAGTGCTATTAATGCAAGTATTGAAACCAAAGTATAGGCACAATGCCGATGGTATAAAGCGTAAAAAGCCATGTACAAAGAGGTCAAAATTCCGTGACCTGTAAACTGTTCAATCCACCAATGATCATAAAAATAATATCCAAACTGAGCACACAAAAAGGAAATGCCGTTTGCAAACAGAATCACAAACGGCACATACTTGGCTATTTCTTTTAATTTGTTCAAGGCTTTGGAGGCTTTGCAGAACCTCCACCACCACCAATAGGAGGTGCAGGATCGGTTGACTGTTGCTCTAATCCTTGGCTAAGAATAGTCATGATTGGACTAGCCCATTTCATAGGGATTTCTCCTAAAAGGTTTTCAAGTTGCTTGATTGCCTCTTCGTTTAAGATGATTGATCTCATTTTCTGTTAAATCTGTTTAGTGAATCTAAAATTAAAATTGCTTGTCCTATTGCTTGTACATTGAGAACAGCTCCAATGTAGAAATCAA